GATAAGACTAAAGGCTTAGAACAGGTCGCTAAGATTAAGGCGATGATGTCAAGACAACAAAAGGAGGTTCTATGAACGAGAAAGAAAGAGCATACAAACTGCTTTATAAGCTGGCACAGGAAAACGACTATGTGATTGTCCATAGCCGAGAGTTGCGGATTCTCTTGCAAGACTTGAAGTTGGCAACCAAGACCTTGCAAGAAACAGAAATCGACATGACAGGAGATATGGCATGAGACAAAAGGTTAGCAGGGGTGAGTTTTGTCTAAAGTACCTACAGTCAAGATCGACACCGGTTACGACTGTTGAGCTCGCAGAGAAGTTAAAAGTTAGCCCACGGTCTATCCAGAACTCGTTAGAGCCTCTCATTCTCGATGGCAAAGTCATTAGGGGAATGGTCTGGAAGCAATCGTCGCCTGCCAAGAAAGCGGGGCTCTCTTATTCTTATCTTGCGGCAGACTCAAAGGTGAAGAAGAAGATTCTGCAAAACGGGTCGGTCGAGGAGGTATTCGAAATCAACTTCAACAACCCTTTTAATCTGAGGGCATCATGAAGAAAAGACAGATGACTGACAGGTTGCAGGGCATGGCTGAAGATGATTCTGTGGCTCACGTTTACCGGATTGAACCAAATGGTAGACCTTGTGTTGCCTGGGATGATGCGAGTGAAATTAAGGTTGGCGCAAAACTTTACGCTGCGCCGCGTGAATGGGTCGGGCTTACTGGCGATGATATTCACGATGCCTTTTGTCACGCTGAATACGATGCCAGTCAGGATTGGAACGATGACCCGGAAGGTTGGTGCAAAGCGTTTGCCAACTATGTCGAAGCTAAATTAAAGGAGAAAAACACATGAGCAGAGAAGCCATGCAGATTGCGCTAGAGGCGCTGGAGAGTGATCCAATAAGTCATGCTGGACTTGTTAGCAGAAAGCAAGCCATTACTGCCCTGCGCCAAGCACTGGAAACAGAGCGTGAATGGGTTGGGCTGACGGATGATGATTATGAGGAATTATTAAGGACTAGAGAGTGGGGTGTTTATTTGATTGAAGCAGTCGAAGCCAAATTAAAGGAAAAGAACAATGAACGGCGCTGAAATCCAGAGAATGGCGCATAACCTCGGTCTTGTTCATCACACAGATCAAGTTAAAGCATTAGTTCGTCAGATTCTCCGCAAGCACAAACCGCTGACAAAAACCGAGCAGATATATCTCAACCATCTTACTCAACCTTACTCGCTCATCGAGCTATCAGAGCACTTTGGTTGCACGACAGAGGGAGCAAGGAAGCATCTAAAGGTCTTGATGTCAAAGGGCTTGATCGAGAGAGAATCGCGCTACAGGTGGACAGAAGGGAGGCATGGTGCTTGGGCCTGGTATTACCGGAGGAAGGTATGAAGGATTACGTTTCAGGGCATACCCACTGGATGACACCGAGTGACAAGACACCTCCGTTGGGAACTAAGATGCTTTTGCTGAACCCTGGAGGGGTCTGTGTGATCGGGCATTGGTCGGATTGGGCGGTTGCCTGGGCTCCGCTACCAAAGGTTCCTGAGCATATAAAGGAGTTACTGTGAGCGACAACGTCAACCATCCGAGACACTACACCGAGCATCCTTCTGGTGTTGAGTGCATCCAGATCACGGAGCATATGAGTTTTAACCTCGGCAACGCAGTGAAATACATTTGGAGGGCTGACCTTAAGGGCAACCAGATCGAGGATCTGAAGAAGGCAGTTTGGTATATCAACCGTGAGATACAAAGGATCAGTAATGAATCTACATGAAGCAGCAGCCAAAGCACTTGCTCAAGACGTTATTCAAGACGCAATGGATTCCAGTGAGCTAGAATCACGAGTCTTGGCTTTAGTCAACATGAGCGTAGAACTACACAAAGCAAGCATCGATCTTCGACTACAAGCCGAGGAGCTTCTCAACTTTCTAACGGGGGAGTAAACTAACGATGGAACTCCTCCTGTGTTTGCCTGGCGCGATGCCAGGCTTTTTTTTGTGATCGCTGTCTACACATCTATCTTCAATAGTTATGACCCGCTGCACTACGCGGTCAGGCAATCCGTGCCTACGAACTTCTACGCGATTGTTGACGAGGCTAAACCTCATCAAGGTTGGAAGCAGATCGTAACCACGAGACGGTTCTCTGACCCCAGGATGGAGGCTAAGTGGTACAAAGTCTTTCCTGACAAACTAGAGTTCGACGAGGACTATGTGATCTGGGTGGACGGTTCCATACGGATCACAAGCCCTAAGTTTGTGGAGTACATGGTCGAGCAGGCCGGAGATACGATGGCAGCTTTCCAACACCCTTGGCGGACTTGCATCTACGAAGAAGCTCGAGAGTGCCATGACATGCTTAAGTACAGGGATCAGCCCATCTTGGCTCAGGTTGAGCACTACAGGGGCTTAGGATGGCCTGAGAACGGCGGTCTTATCGCAGGTGGGGTTATCTGTTGGAAGCGGTCCTACATCAATCCTAGAGCCAACCAAGCATGGTGGGAGGAGATGATGAAGTGGAGCTTACAGGACCAGCTCTCATTCCCGATTGTCGCGTCAGAGCATGGCTTAGAAGTCAATGTTTGTAATAAGTCACTTATGAACAACGAATACTTTCAGGTGGTTGCAGGTCACAGAATGGAGGAGTATGAAAAAGTTACCGATTTTGATATGCACAACAGGATCGCCAAGCCTTGAAATCACACTGTCGAGCATCAGTCTATACGCCAAAGAAGCGCCTGTTTATCTGTCGAGCAGGTCCGAGACAATGGACTCACGAATTTACAAATGGGTACTCAATTCGTCGAGTAACTTCGGTGACGCATACAACAGGATCATGGACGATGCCTTCCAGCATTACGATGAAGTCATCATAGCCAACGATGATGTATGCCTGACTCCAGACTCGTATAGATTGCTTTGTGAGGATGTCCAGCATCTTAAGGATGCAGGGCATAAGTTGGGTGTTATTGGGTGTAGGTCTGACTTTATTCTGGATACGCAGAACATCCGGTATGAGTCTGGCCCAAGAAACGGGATGAAATGGGCGGAGGAAGAGACGATCAGGGAAGCCTCGGTTATTGCGCCTATCTTTGCCTACGTATCAAAGGAGGCTTTTAGTCAGGTCAGGTTTCCGCCGATAAATTGGTTCTCAGATAATGTGTTTTGTCATACACTTACGGTATTAGACTTTAGGCATTTTGTATCAAGGGCTTACGTTCATCACGCTGGCTCTCAGACAGTCGGCAAGGATGACCGTAAAAACCTCATGGAGGCTTCACGATGGATGTGGAAAAACGAACCAGGGATAGCAAGGCACTACCATCTCCCTACCGAATGAAGGTTCCTCCGGTTCCTATCAGGTACGACAGGAAGGTGGGTATCCCCATGCAACCTCCGAAAGGTAAAAAATGAAGGGCTTACTCTCACCTAAAGTCATGATCGTCATGAAGGGCGAGGACAAAGAGGAATATTCCGATTGTCCGATTGCCACACAAGACATCGAGGTTAATCTTAAAAACCGCGAGAAGGCTATCGAGAAGGCCCAGTACGGACCTCTTAATCCTGATGAGCCTAATACCCAATACTGGCGCGACATGGGCGCAAAGTGGCGTGTGTCTGGCGAACAGGCCAAGAAATCGCGGTGCGGTAATTGCGCTGCCTTCAACCAAAAGTCTGAGATGCTTGACTGCATCGAGCAAGGACTAGGTGAAGAGGATAAGTGGGATGCTGTAGATGCTGGCGATCTAGGGTTTTGCGAGATATTTGACTTTAAGTGCGCTGCGGCTAGGACTTGCGCTGCGTGGGTAACCGGTGGTCCTATTACGGATGACAGCGATGAAGAAAGTATGGGAGAAGGCGAGACCGAAGAAGCTGGGGAAGAGTGAACCGCTTTCCAAGTCCGAGAAGAAGTCAGCAAAAGCAATGGCTAAGTCAGCAGGTAGGCCATATCCTAATCTTGTAGACAATATGCGAGCAGCAAAGAAATGAAAAAGACTAAGACTGAGAAGAAGATCAGCAAAGTTATGACTGAGTTCGGCAAGGGCAAGTTGCACTCTGGAAGCAAGAAGGGTCCAGCAGTAACGAACCCCAAGCAAGCGATTGCGATTGCACTTTCTGAAGCTGGCGTGAAGAAGAAGAAATGACCGCCGCCTGGACTCGTAAGGAAGGTAAGAACGCCAAAGGTGGCCTCAACGAGAAGGGCCGGAAGTCTTACGAGCGTGAGAATCCTGGGTCTGACTTAAAGGCTCCTGTTAAAAGCGGCGATAACCCGCGTAGAGCGTCTTTTCTTGCGCGAATGGGTAACATGCCAGGCCCAGAGATAAAACCCGATGGAAGCCCTACCAGACTTCTTTTGAGCCTAAAGGCGTGGGGAGCAAGTTCTAAGGCTGATGCAAAAGCAAAGGCTAAGGCTATTTCTAGTAGAAACAAGACAAAGTAATCTGTTGCAAACAAACAACGAATGGACACTAAACAATCTGAAGATACTGAGAAAAAGATTCCACCGGCTGCTGGCAATGGGAGGCCAAAGGGTTCGCCTAATAAGTCCACTGCTGCGGTGAGAGAAGCTATTGCAAAAATGGCTGAGATGAACGCTCCGAGGTTCGCAATGTGGTTGGATGAAGTGGCTCAGAAGAGTCCAGAGAAGGCTTGCGACATCTATCTGAGAGCAATCGAGTACCACATACCTAAATTAGCGCGAACAGAGGTAACGGGAACTGACGGTCAACCTGTCCAAATGCAAGTGTCATGGGCGCAACCCGAATAGTCATACCGTATGCGCCAAGGGAGCAGCAGCTAAAGATCCACAATGCGCTATCAGATAAGCGTTTTGCTGTTGTTGTCGCGCATAGACGCATGGGAAAGTCAGTCAGCGCTGTCAACCATCTCATTCGAGCAGCGATAGAGAACAACAAGGAGGCTCCGAGATATGCTTACATCGGGCCTACCTATTCCCAGACCAAGCGAGTTATCTGGGATTACCTTCTCAAATTTACCCAGCCCCTCAACGCCACTGCGAATATTGCGGAGCTACGGGTTGATTTCTGGGGCAGAAGGATTCAGCTTGCAGGATCTGATAACCCAGACTCTCTGCGAGGACAGTATTTCGATGGCGTTGTATTCGACGAATTTGGAGATCAAGACCCGCGTATCTGGTCGGAGGTGGTTCGTCCAGCCTTATCGGATAGGATGGGATGGGCCTTATTCCTTGGAACCCCAAAAGGCGCAAATCACTTCAAGACCCTGAGAGACCATGCAGCAGAGCATAACGATTGGGCCATGCTTGAGTTCAGAGCGTCAGAGACAGGTCTTATCCCTCAATCTGAACTCGACGCTGCTCGATCAGAGATGGGAGACGATAAGTACCTACAGGAGTTTGAGTGTTCCTTCGACTCAGCTATCGAAGGTGCGTACTACGGGCAGCTTCTCAATGAGCTACCGTCTGAGCGATTCGGAGAAATCCCAAGGGATGGGATAGCCAAGACTTATTGCGCCTGGGATCTAGGAATAGGCGATTCCACTGCTATTTGGGTTTGCCAGAGGGTAGGCTTAGAAACAAGGCTTATCGACTTCGTTGAGAACCACGGGCAAGGCTTGGATTGGTATGTGAACTGGCTCAGGACAAACAACTACGAGCTTGCAGAGCAGTTACTTCCGCATGACGTACAAGTACGGGAATTAGGCTCAGGTAGATCAAGGCTCGAACTTCTACAAGAGGCAGGGTTAAACATCACAATCGTGCCAAGGATGGG